CACCGACAATAGCACAATTCATATCATTCGACAAAAGGATTAAGACACTTAGTTACAATGAATATTTAAAATTATGTGATGACGGGACCGGGAATAATTATAAGCCTATCACATTCAAAGGCCGTTCTGCTCCGGTTTGGATTCATATAAACGACATAAACCAATTTAACATTAAAAGCGAATAGTTATGAAAACACTTCATTTGAATTTAAAAAGAAAGTGGTTTGGTATGATTGTTTCTGGAGAGAAAACAGAAGAGTACCGGGAAATAAAACCATATTGGGATAAGGTGTTTATAGATGGTAAAATAAAGATCAAAGGCAAGTTATATCATCCAACAAATGTTATTATTTGTTTCTCGAATGGCTACGCTAAAGACAGGAGGCAGGAGTTTTATTTATGCGATAAGGTCAGGGTATCAACAGGAAGACCAGAGTGGGGAGCAGTTCCTGGCAAACAATATCATGTCATCTCATTGTGTGGATTAATGCCATTTTAATTGAATAACATGATATTTATCATATAAAAATCAATTATTTTAAACGAACTTGCAAATAAAAAGCTATGGGACACATTAAAGGATTAACTTCAATAAGAGCAGCCGCCCAAAGATCATTTAACGATATGCCGGATAGTTTTAGCGGGCTTTACTTCACCAGGGTAGCACGTATGTATTGCGGCCGCAAGTTTGCCTTTGAGGACACGTTCTTTCGCAGGCTCCGGGAATTACGGCAGGAGGGTATATTGAACTACAAATGTACCGATACGATTAATTCATGTTATGTAAAACTTGTAAAATAGTTATTAACTTAAAAACTCAATATTATGAAACGATTTAAAAAAAATGACAGACAAAGAATTTATGCATGAAAAAAGAAATGCAAAAAGTATTCCTTTTAGTCCATTTGCTAAATTTATGATTGATGGAATTGGTTATAAATATGCAAAAGCAAACGGTGATCATCTCGATAAATATGAAGTATTTGAGTCTGGATATACTAATGTGAAAAATATAATTGCAGGAAATACTAAAATAGTAGCAATACAAAAGCGTACATTGCAAGAAATAAACATAAAAAAAGAGGAATTAATAAATTGTGAGATATAAAATTGTAAAGTCATGATAACAGACAGAGCAGTACCGAATATCTTTATGTGTCGTAATAAATGGATATTGCCAAAACGTGAAAGTTTGGCTCCATTGGATAAAGTACTAAGGGATGTGTCCAGGAGGATGGGGTTATCGGAGGATCTTATTAAAACCGGAATAAGAAAACGCAGGTACGTTGATGCCAGGAGAATGTATTTCAAGAGGGCAAAGGAGAAAACTACTGCATCATTGGCTGAGATTGGCGAATTGGTACATAATGGAGATCATGCCAATGTAGCTTATCATATAAATAAAGTAGATAACACCCCTTCATTAAGCCGGGCGTATAATGAATTATTTAACGGAGCAGAACCATATATAAAACCCATCAAAGAAATTATTCCCGAAACAGAACTAACACCCAAAAAAGTACATTTATCACTAACAGGTAAACCAATTTACTAAATTAAATAATTAAAGCTATGACACCACTAGAATTTTTTGGACTATTTATTATCACAGGAATGGTATTAGTTATCATCGGATGGGGGGCTGCTGAATGGGGCAAGAAATGCCTTGCACAGGCTAATGAGTATGAAGAATACCATGATAAGCTGAAAATAAAGATTAATAGATTTACTGTTAATCAATGTAATTATCGTATCTTATTGAATCAATTTAAGACGCTCGGTAATATGAAATGGCAGGACAAGGACCGGACGACTGATCTATTTGTCGAGTTTGCGGAGAAATTTAAAAGTGTAGCAACTAAATAACGAATCATGAAAACAAAAGCAGAAAAAACACTAGATGAATTATTCGGATGGTCAACAGACTACTCCAGGGCGCAATGTATTAAAGCTATTGAATCTTCACAACAGCAACCGAGTATGAATAAGATTATTAAGGCAATAGGTAATAATACAGAATATATTGACGGTAAACATTATAGGCACGAATACAGAAAATTATCAATAGCTGTAATTGAATTTAACGAATTATGTAAGTTGCTATCCGAGATCTCAGAGGGGGAGGACAAACAGCAACCAAGCATATCCAGTATGGGTGATTATAAATGTCATGTAGAGACCAATGTAAAAGACAGTAAGGGGAAGCCTGTTTTTGTCGATAAGTGTTTAAAGGAGGCTATTGAATTGCTCAATGAGCATGGCATTAAAACAATAGCTTCATGCTGTGGTCACTGTAAAGTATCACCAACTATATTAATTGAGCAACCCCAGGCAGAACAGGATGACAATAGAAAACTTGCAAAGGGAATACTTAATGAGAATCTTCAGCTTGGAGATACTGATGATGTATCATTCGGATTATGGAAAGACTCTATTGTTGAATGTATGTTTGAATATCACAAAAAACAATCCACTCCAAGCGAACAGAAGCCAACGGACGAATTAGAGAAGAATGGATTTAGTTTTGAAACAGGAATATGATATGACTAAAAATGAAATAGAGCAACTAATCGGTAAGTCCGGGATAATTGAAACATCAGGCGAATTCCCAAAGACACTTCCAGGGAGAATAACAGAATCGGACGGCATGGGTAATGCCTGGTTTGTTGATAATGATGATATCCCTTATGCGTTCAGATTAAAGCACATTATTAGATTTAAGGAAACAGAGTTTTTAAAAGATTAATATGAGACGAGTTTGTAAAAAGTGCGGAGTAGAAAAAGAATTAGAAGAGTTCCATAAACAGAAATCCTGCAAATTAGGCTATAAAGAAAAAATCCGGATATACTCAAAAAGAATCAAAGATAAGGAATGTTATATACACGGGTACGCTACTGATGCGACAAAAGAGATTTGCGATATGAAACCTTGCACTTATTGCAGATATTATAAATAATTATATAATATTTATCATGTTTTTTTATTATATATGATAATTATTTTGTAAATTTGTAAATTATAGCAAGCAATATGAAAGACAAACTTGTAGAGAAAATGTTAAGCAAGGTCTGGTTAAGAATACATTTTGCTATGTTTTATAATGAATTATTGAAGTCGGACAACATCCGGCTTTTTGTCGTTAATCCAATATGCTTTAACTGATGCCAGGCGGAAATAAAAACATAAAGCCAGAAGATGGAAAACAGTTCAGCCATGAATACCAGCCAGATGAAAAATGGACTGAGGCAAAAGCATTACAATTAGGCAAAGATTTAATAGAGTGGCAAAAGGAAAACCCTGTTAATATATTTTGGGATGAATACCTTGTTATGGAGAGAGATTTATACCCGGAACTTATAAGTTATTTGAGTAATAAATTCTCCTCGTTTTTTAAGCTTATTGGAAAGGCTAAAAAAATACAGGAAATAAAGCTCAAAAAATACGGTACGGCGGATAAGCTAAATGCTGCAATAACTAAGTTTGTTTTGATTAATGAACATGAATGGAGAGATAGGCAAGAACTTACCGGCAAGGACGGCAAAGACCTAAACGCTAAGGTTACTATTGAGCTAATAGATAGATCAAGTCAAGTAAAAGAAGAAGATGCAAGTAGCGAGTAAGGTTTATAAAAATATTACCAAAGGGCTATCTGAAGGTAAAACCGTTATATCAGCGCAGGGATCGAGCCGAAGCGCAAAAACCGTTACAATCCTAATTTATCTTATTGAGTATATTTTAAGGCATAACGATATTAGATTATCTATTGTCCGTAAGACATTACCTGCATTACGGGGGTCGGTATTGATTGATCTAAAGGATGTGTTATTAAGGATGGGCATATGGGACTCTAAGCAATTTAATAAGACAGAGCTTGTTTATAGATTCTCAAATGGATCATGGATAGAGTTTTTTTCAACTGATGATGAGCAGAAGATTCGGGGCCGTAAGCGTGGTATTTTATTTGTTAATGAAGCCAATGAAATAAGTTATCTGGAATGGCAGCAGCTTGTAATGAGGACTACATTATTTACTATAATAGACTATAATCCTTCTTTTAGTGAGGACCACTGGATTGAGACAGTAAACAAAGATCCAGACACACATCATTTTATATCAACATATAAAGACAATCCTTTTCTTGAGCAAAAAATAGTAGATGATATTGAGAAGCTCAAAAATAAGAACAAATCACTATGGACTGTTTATGGGTTAGGGTTAAGGGCGGTTATTGAGGGGCGTATCTTTGATAGCTATGAGATGGTGGACGAGATACCGGACCATATAAGAAAACGGTGGGTAGGAATGGATTTTGGTTATAGTAATGACCCTACTGCTATTATTAATGTAGCAATAGATGGTGAATATCTTTATATGGATGAGATATGCTACCGAACCAGGATGTTAACGAATGACATCATTAAAGTACTAAAAGCAGAATGTCAGAATAAGAAGATAATTTCAGAGAGCGCTGATCCCAGGTTGATAGATGAGATACATAATGCCGGGCTTAATATTCATGCAGTTGAGAAGTATGCAGGGTCTATAAATGCCGGATTAACTAAGATGAAGGAATATTATCTTAGAATAACTAATAAATCAATACACATAAAAAAAGAGATTGATAATTATGTATATCAGCAGAACAAAGAAGGAGCTTGGCTCAACATACCTGTTGACGACTGGAATCATTGTTTTGTTGGTGAAACATTGATTACTACATCAAAAGGAGGTATTCAGATTAAGGATATTCAACCGGGTACTTATATCGAAACAAGCAAGGGGTTTAATAAGGTTTTAAAAATACATAATAACGGATTAAAACAAGTTAATAACTATTCGATACAATTCGATACTTTTATGTTATCTTTGTGTTGTACTTCAGATCATTTAATTAAAACAACGCAAGGATGGATACAAATATCAAAATTAGAATCAGGGAATCAGGTTTACCTGAACAGGAATTTAACGGAAAAATTTTCAGACTTTATCCCAGAGAGAGATATTTTTCAAGAGGCAGAAGGCGAATGCATGGCTGTGTATGGGAATACTTCAATGGGAAAATACCAAATGGATTCGCAATACATCACAAAAACGAAAATACATGGGATAACGACCTGTCAAACCTTGAACTTAAAGAAAAAAGCTCCCATTTATCTGAACACGGGAAACAACGATTTAAAAGAGATAAGGAGTGGTTTAAAAAGTTCCACGATGCCGGAATTGAAAAAGCAAAGGAATGGCATGCTTCAGAAGAAGGGATTGAATGGCATAGTGAGCATGGAAAAGAAGTATGGAAAAACAAAGAATACAAAACACATATATGCGAATATTGCGGAAAAGAATATAAATCAAGGCATTCAGGGATCACAAAGTACTGTCATAACAACTGTAAGTCATCTGCACTGCGAAAAAGGAGAAGAGAGGCAGGTATTCGATATACACGTCCAAAACACGCATGAATATTTTGCCAATGGCATTTTAGTGCATAATAGTATTGATGCCACACGTTATGTCATTCTTGAAGAGGTCATTGGCAAAAATCGCAGGAAAACAAATCTTTCAAGTCTGGTCGGACGTGTATAAAAAATTGATTAACTTTACAAAAAAATATCATGGAAGCATTGGAAATTATCAAATCGGGAGACTATAAAGAGATTGAGAAATTATTTAAAAGGCAAGTTAATAAAGACTCGCAAGCTGATGCAATAAAACAATTCGATGTAAGCACTCATGATGTGTTTGATACGGCATTGCGGCCTTGGCGAAAGGTATCCCGGGCAACAAGCGTAAAAGATGCAGACGGTGATTTTGTCAGAAAGGATGTATTTATT